CTAGAAGCTTCAAGTAAATTCTTTTCTGCAATACATAAGAGACTACATAAGGCACAAAGAGAAGAGTTTAAGGTTCTTGCACGTATTGACTCAGAAAGCTTACCCCAGAGATATCCTTATGATGTCCCAGGAGAATCTTCAGAAATATTTAAAAGTGATTTTGATAAAAAGATTGACATAATTCCTGTAAGTGACCCTAACATTCCGTCATCTGCTCATAGACTTATGATGACAAATATGGCAATGCAGGTAGCACAGAATGCACCTCCGGGTATGTTTAATATGGAAGCACTAAATAGAACACTACTTAATGCAGCAAATATTCCTAACTTGGAAAACATTATGCCAAGTAAACCTAAACCAATGCCGCTTGACCCTGTTACAGATATTGAAGCTGCAACTAAGGGATTACCTATCAAGGCATTTACAGGTCAGAACCATGATGCTCATATTCAGATAAAGACTATGTTCCTACAAGACCCTGCTAATGGAGGTAATCCAATTATGCAAAGGGTAAGTCCAATACTTCAGGCAAATATACAGGAACATATTGTAATGAAGTATCAGGAACAAGTTAATGGTATGACAAGACAGATAATGTCTCAAGCTCCTCAAGGTGACCCTAATATTCAAAACCCACAGGTTATTGAACAGATTATGACTCAGGCAGCACAACAAGTTATGCAGGCAAATCAGGCAATGGCTCAACAGGGTGGTACACCTGAACAACAAATGGTACAGATGGAAGCTCAAAGACTTGGTCTTGAAAAAGAAAAAGTTCAAGCACAGCTTGCAAAGGAAGCTACTGAGGGTGCATTAAAGAATAGAGACCTTGACCTTAAAGAACAAAAGATTGCCCTTGATGCTTATAAGATAGGAGCAGAAGGTTTACTTAAAGCAGAAGAAAAAGAAAAGGACAGAAATACTGAGCAGGCAATGAATGCAGTTAAAATGCTTGTAGAAATGATAAAGCAGGGTGACAGTATTCAAAGTGCAGAAAGTATAAAGACTTCTGACGTTCTTATTAAAATGCTTGAAGATGCAAAGAAAGAAAGAGAATAAATGCTATCAGATGAAATAAATAAAGCATTAAATAAAGAAATAGAAACACTAAAAAATTCCCTTGCATATGGTTCAGCTTCAGATTATCATACGTACATGAACTGCGTAGGTCGCATTGCAGGTATTGAATGGGCAAAAGCAGAAATTAAAAACATAACTAAAATAATGCTAGATGAAGAGGATGACTAATGCAACAACCAAGTATGGGAGCAGCAACAAAGAATGATATGTGGATAACAGAGGAACATGTAGAAGACCCTGCAGTGTTACCTACTATTCCAGGATTTCATATTCTTGTAAGACCTATATCTGTTAAGGCACAGACAAAGGGTGGCTTATACTTACCTGATTCTGTAAGAAATGATATTTCCTATTTAACAACAGTAGGAAAAGTTCTTGCAGTAGGAGACTCTGCTTACTTAGATGAAGCAAAGTTTCCAAAAGGACCTTGGTGTAAAACAGGAGACTATGTATGTTATGGTAAACATTCAGGTCAAAAGTTTTTTTACAAGGGTACTAAACTACTACTGTTATATGATGACCAAATTTCTATGGTTGTAGAAGACCCTAAAGATTTAGACCCAACATATAACCTATCAAATTAATTTACTAAGCTTGCTTGCAAACTTTTATAAATTAATATATAATGAAAAATATGCGTAAACTTAGTTTCGCAAACTATGGAGAAATGAATGACACCAGATAATGAGTGGTCTACGATTGATACTTCACAATCGCAAAACAAAGAAGAAGACAAAGTAGAGTTTGAAATAGAAGGACAAGAAGAACAAGAATTTGTGGAAACAAAACCACAACAACAACCTGAAGCTCAAACAAGATACGAAACAGAAGAAGATATACCTGAGAAAAAACCTGAAGCAAATTCTTCAGGAGCAGAAAAAAGAATAAGACAATTAGTTCGTCAGAAGAAAGAACGAGAGGAACAAATTGAACAACTTATTGCAAGACAGGCAGAGCTTGAAGAAAGATTAAAAGCTCAACAAAAAGATGCAGAAACTTCTTTTACCAAGAGTTTTGAAACGACTGAGCAACAAATAAAAAGTCGTATTGAAATGGCAAAGGATGTTTACAGACAGGCTTTAGAGTCAGGTGATTCAAGTTTAATTGTGAATGCACAAGAAAATTTGACTAATGCTCAGAATGATGCTAATGTACTAAGAATTGCAAAGCAACAGTATGAAATACAAAGACCTAATGTTCCTGAAGCAAGAGAAGCAGTTAAGCCTGTTGCACAACCTAAATCAAATGTTAAGTATGATAAACTTGCATTAGATTGGGCAGGAAAGAATCCTTGGTTTGGTCAAGACCAAGTAATGACTACGTTGGCATTAGAGTTAGACCAAACATTAAAAGGAGAGGGTTATGACCCTTCTGAAGAAGATTTCTATTCTGAAATAGATAACAGACTTCGTCAACGATATCCTGAAAGGTTTGGAGTTGACAATCGTCAGCAGGGAACGACATCTCCTGCTCAAGTAGTCGGAGGAGCATCACGCACTCCTTCATCCTCGTCTAAAGGCAAGAAGGTTAGATTATCAAAAGAAGATATGAGACTTGCAGAAAAGTGGGGAATACCTCTTGAACAATATGCTGCAGAAAAGCTGAAGGTTGAAAAATCTGAGGGCGATTATACTACAGTTTACAACAAATAGTGTGGGGAAATTAAAATGACACGAACAAGTACAATGGCAAAATCACGTAATATTGAAAGTCGTGAACTCAATAATAGAGAACAGGATATGGAATTTAGAGAGCCTAATATGCTCGAGATTCCAAATAGTGTTACTAATCGTTTTAGAAATGAGGGCATGGCTCTTCGTTGGATACGTATAAATCTTCGTGGAAAAGACGATTATACAAATGTTGGCAAGCGAATACAAGAAGGTTGGCAATTTGTAGATATTAATGAAGTTCCTGAAATTCAACACACATCTTTCGTGAGAGATGAAGGTCGATATACTGGTGCAGTCTGTCGTGGAGACTTAGCATTAGCAAAGATGCCATTGCAAAAAGCAGAAAATCGACAAAAATATTACGAGAACCAAAGCTCAGAAATGGTTGATGCAGTTAATCAGCAGTTAATGAGTGGGAATAATTCTCGTATGCCTATTAGAAATAATAGTAAAAGTCAGGTTACTAAGGGTAAGACACCTAGATTTCAAGATTAGTCTAGTGTGTAGTAGTCTTAGTGATTGTTAATTTTAATTTAAGGGAGAAAAAACTATGACTACAAGTGCAGCATTGTTTGGCTTCTCACCATCTCGTAAACGTGGTAACAATCCAAATGCGATTGGAACTAATGAATACCCTATAGCTTCAGGTTATGGTGCAAATATTTTTACTGGTGACCTAGTAAGAATAAATGCAGGTAACTTAGAAGTTATTACAACTACTACTGAAGTAGTTCAGGGTGTCTTCATGGGTTGTAGATATGTTGAGAACGGCGAACAAAAATTTAAAGCCTACTTTCCTTCAGGTACTTCTACTACAGATGCCTATGGAATAGTTGCTGATGACCCAAACCAAGTTTTTGAAGTACAGGCAGATGCGTCTGTTACTGCAGGAGACTTGTATGGTTCTCAAAACTTTGGAGTTGTTCTAGGAGCAGGCTCTACATTTACAGGTAAATCTGGACATGGTATAGATGCTTCAACAAGAACCACAGGAATCGCAATGGTGCGTACACTGGATTATGTAAATGAGCCAGGTAACCAAGTAGATGTATCAGCAGAAAGAGCATTTCTAAAACTAAATACTAGAATTGTTCAGCATACTGATAACTTCTTGACACCTATCGTTTCTGCTCCTGCAACTATTACAGCATATTTATTAGGTTAAGGGGAGGATAAACTATGGCGATAAATAGAGCAAGTATATCAAAAGAACTTCTTCCCGGACTTAATGCTGTTTTTGGCATGGAGTATGGAGAAGTTTCTGATGAGCATAAGCCACTATTTGAAGTTGAAAACTCAGATAGGGCATTTGAAGAAGAAGTATTATTCACAGGATTTGGTACTGCACCTATTAAAGCAGAAGGTGCTGCAGTTTCCTTTGATGATGCTCAAGAGTCTTTCACTTCAAGGTATACACATGAGACAGTTGCACTGGCTTTTGCGATTACTGAAGAAGCAATGGAAGACAACCTTTATGACACTTTTGCAAAATTAAGAGCAAAGGGATTAGCTAGAGCAATGGCTAACACTAAGCAAGTTAAAGCTGCAGATGTGTTTAATAATGGTTTCAATGCATCTTATGTAGGTGGTGATGGACAGCCTTTCTTTTCGGCTTCACATCCAACCATAGGAGATGGTAATCAGTCTAACACTTTAGGAGCAACTGACTTATCAGAAGCTTCACTAGAGTCAGCATTGATTAGCATATCTAAAGCAAAAGATGACAGAGGTATTTTGATTGGTCTTCAGACTCAGTCACTACATATACCTTCTGACTTGGCATTTACTGCAGACCAAATTCTAAATAGTACAATGTCAACAACTATTGGGGTTAATCCAACAACTGCTGCAAATGGTGCAACAAATGTTAACGACATTAACTCAATCAGAAACCAAGGTATGGTTCCAGGTGGATTCTTTGTAAACAGAAGATTCACTGATACTAATGCATGGTTCTTAAAAACTGATTGTCCTAATGGAGCAAAAATGTTTGTACGTTCACCATTACAGACAAAGATGGAGCCAGACTTCGACACAGGTAACGTAAGATTTAAAGCTAGAGAAAGATATAGCTTTGGTTTTTCTGACTGGAGAAGTTTTTATGGAGCTTCAGGTTCATCCTAATAGATGACTGTATCTTAATAACTTAGAAAAAAAGGGAGGGATAGCCTTTGCATCCTTCCCTATTTTTTTGTATAATAAATATATTAAGGAGAATTACATGTCAACGAATATTAGAACAGGATTTGTAACAGGCAGTGGAGCAGTATTAGATACTCTTTCAAGTGTAACTGTTGCAGATACAAGAGTAAGAGGTGTGTTTTTTAGTGGTGTAGGTACATTCCTTATTACAGGAAGCCAAACAGATGAAAATAACAGTACTTCAGGAAGTAATATAAAATTTGTAGGAACTACAAATGTAGATGCAGGAGACATTATGATACCTGATAGTGGTGTAAGAATGATAGGTCCTGTTAAAGTTTCTGCTCCAACTTCAACTGCAACTATAACAGTTTTCTATGGCTAATTATACATACCTAGTAAATGACATAATAGAGACTACAGAGAATGATAACTCTGACTTTACTAGTGCTATACCTAAATTTGTTAATAGAGCAGAGTTAAGATTAACAAAAGACTTAGATGATTATGGTTTAGTTACTTATACTTCTGTTGCAGTTTCAAGTGGTAAGAATATTATTAACCTTCCTTCAGGAACAAGAATATTAAAAAACTTTAACATTAATAATTCAGGTACTAAAATAAACTTACTACAAAGAACAGATGAATTTATAAATGACTATTGGTCTGTAAGTGCAAGCACAGGAACACCTCAGTATTATGCAAGAAGAAATAATACAACTGTCCTTATTGCACCTACTGCAGTGTCAACTGTTGATGGAGTAATAGTACATATATCAAGACCTACAACACTAAGCTCTGCATCAGATACAAATTACTTTTCAGACTTTTGTTATAATGCCTTGTACAATGCATCTATGGTAGAAGCTTTACTGTTTATGAAAAACTATGAAGCAATTACTATATACGAAACAAGATATAAAGAAGAAGTTCAGGCTCTTCGTAACCAAGCAAGAAGAACTCGAAGAGACGATATGGAAACACCTGCAAGTCCTGCAGGAGGTGACAATACAATACTAGGGGGATTATAACAATGGCAATGACTAAAGCTGCAAAAAATGCATTAAAAATTAAAAAACTTTTAGATGAAGCTAGTGGGTCTGGAATTATTAACTTAGGAAAAGATATTTTAGGTAAATTTACTACATCAGGTAAAGGTGTTAAAAATAAAACAGGTCAAACTAAAACTATTTCAAGAAGAGATTCTATTCAAGATGAAAAGACTGGTAAAATAAAAACAAATCAGGGTAAGGGTAAGAATGTAGGTATTACTCAGGCTCAAGACAAAAAAACTGGTAAAATAAAAACTATTAAAAAGTCTAGACAAAATACAATAGATAATAAAGTTAGGAATACAAAAGCCTTAGAAGGTGCTAAGAATATAGGAAAAACAAGTATATTAGTTGGAGGTCTTGGAATTTCAAACAAGGTTGACAATGAGGGTGTAGCTAAAACTGTAAAGCCATTTACACCTAAATCTATTGTAATGCCTACACCTAAACCTAAAAATAAAATGTACATGAAAGAAATGAGTGGCATGTCAGGTAAGAGTGCAAAAAATGCTCCTGACTCTAATGTAGAATTTGTAGTAGGTAAAGCTGAAAAGAAATTATTTGGTGGTGGAAAAGTAGGTGGCATGAAAGCAGGACCTGCAACACCTAATAGATTATACTAGGAGAAAGATATGGTAGCATCTAAAATATTAAAAGGCATAAAGACTTTATCAAAAGCTGAAAAGAAAGCTAAAGCTCCTGCTAAAGAACCTCTTAAAGAAGGCACTCCAGAATT